GGATTATCAGTTCTGCGTCCTGTTCGGGCAGGACCTCGGTATGCGCCCAAAACTCATGCGTCGGGTTGAAGTCGATGTAGATGGCCTCGCTTGTACGGATTGCCAACTGGTAGTAGGATTCAAAGTCAATGTTGTTTGCCTCGTTGATGTAGACGACCTGCCTCCTTGCCCCTCGGAGCCTTGCCTCGGAATCAGCCGAAAAGAACTCGATGATTGAACCGTTGGCAAAGTGATAGGTGAGCAGGGTCTTGTTCCATCGGTCTGCGACCCATCGGCCCGTCCATTGCATGACCTTGGCAAAGTCTTTGATTGCACCCCTCCGTAGGTGGGGGATGGATTCGGAAACTACCGAAATCTCGGTCTTGTTCTTGGCTGCGATGTCTATGAGGACCGCAAGGATGGCGAGGGTTTTCCCCGCACTTGTTCCGCCTTGGATGACCTTCTTCCGGGCCGTCATCCGACGGATTCGGCTGATAGCGGTCGTGTACTTAAAGTCCATCCCCAAACAGGGGTTGCTCGATGTGGACCGTGTTCTCCTGCTTGTCAACCAAGCCAAGCAGACGTGAGGCAATGTTGGCCGAGTAAACGCCAGCACTTGAACCCTCCAGCATATCCTTGTCGCAGGTCAGCCTTATGCGTGTAATGATTGATAAGAATTCCTTGTGATGGTCGCTATCTCCATTTCGATACTGCGATAGGTTATGGCAAACGCCATTTTCTGCAAGGTATCCCTCAAAGCCTCTAAAGGTAATCGGACGCTCTTTATCCCGGTAAACCATGTCCCCGTCCCTGCCGACATAGTCCTGCACCCGGTAAGGGTTGGCCTTATTCTCGGCTCGGTATTGCTCAAACGCAGCCCATAGTTCTTCGGGGGTATTCCAAATTGGGGGTCGGCCTGCCATCAGTATTCGATTTTGTCGATTAGGTCGCTAATCTTGTTTACGATTTTCATTTTCACTTCGTATTGGTTCGGGGCATTGGACTCATCCACCGCTCCGATGCAGTCGCAGAGGGTAGTGATCACCATCATAAGCGAGTCCATCCGAGCCTGCACTTGGGCCTCGTCATCCTTCGCCTTCGAGTTCGCCAAGTTCTCGGAGTTTATTCCTGCTCCATGATAAAGCAGACTTACCGCCCCACAGGAGGTAGGAGATGTAACCGCAGTCGCTGGTGTCGTCAGCGTTGTCGTAATAGGTTTCGGCCCTTGACAGGTAGGAGTGCATCCGCTTGATGGTTTCCACCGAGATGGGTTCGCCATTCGCTAACTGCTGCGCCCGGACCTTACCCGTCTGCGTGGCACACTTGTTGCCGTTCCGCTCGTTGAGTTCAATCCCTCGCTTGGCATTGGAGCGAATCTCTTGGCCGTAATCCGAATAAGACTCGAACTGCTGCCTTTTGTGATTCTCCCACGTTGAGCCACAAACCGCAAGCCGTTGAGCCGTATCGGGGAACTCCGCATTGGTTTGGTTGTTGCTCATGCAGCGACCGATGAAGCCTTCTCTTGACTCGTTATTGTTCGGGATTGGCAGGGGCATTCAGGGAGTGATTTATGGTGTTTTGGTTGACTTCGAGAAACAAGTCCGCTTGTAGGTAAATGTATTGAAGAGCCGATTTTACGCAGTCTGCGCACCACCAATTCGTAGGCGGTCGTCCGTGAGCGGTCAGGATGGCTTGCAGTTCACCAACGGCATCGGGTGGCAGTCGCATGGTCAGCGATGCCACATACTGGTCCCAATACTTGCGATGCTTCTGGGCAATTAAGAACTGGTCGTTGGTCATTTGAAGGTCCATTCCCGAATGATTATTGCGGTTGCAGATGAGGCAAGGCCGAGGATAGGGGCCAAGTACCACTGGCACGTCGGCAGGGTCAGGGCAAAGCCAAGCCAAAAACCAAAGCAGGTCATGCAGGAAAACGGCTTCCGCTTGGCGAATGGCAAAGCATAGAACCACGAAGGCAGCACCCGGAACTCCACGACCGCAAGGGTCGCTAAAGCACTAATCAGGATGGGATAGACCAGTATATCCATTTGCTTCGATTGCGGTTTTGATTTTGGCCTTGGCCTGTTCGATTGAGTAAATGATAGACCTGTACGGGATGCCCGTTTCTCGGCTCATAGCCTTCATGTTCCCGGTCTGCATGAGCAGATTCAGCAGTTCTTTGTCGTACGGAAAGGCTCCGTCCTTGGCCCAAGAGTCCATCTCTTGCTGGGCAATAGCCCAAAGGTCGTCGAGCAGGGTGTCGTAGTCCTTGCCTTCTTCATGGGTTTCGGGGTCCACTTCGACCCGCTCGTCGTGATGGCGGTACTTCTTGGCAAACTGGTTGTTGTTGCCCCGGTACAGGTTCATGATTAGGCGAACGATGTAGAAGCGCAGGTAGCCTTGGACCTGCATCTTGGTAATCTTGTCGGGGTCTTTTTCAAGCAGAATCAGGACGACCTCTTGTTCGAGATCCTTCCAAAGCGGATTGCCCCCCGTTATGGTGAGGCAAGCCTTGCGGATTTCTCCGCTGCGATAAAGTTCAAGGATGGTAGCCTCTGCGTTCACTCACGCAAAGATGGAGGGGTTCTCGCTAATGTTGCAAAAAATCCCGTGTCCTGTTTAAAACCTGTGTACGCAGGAATTTAATGTCGGGCCTTGCTCTCATGTTTTTGGCAAGGATTTCAAGATTGTGCATGACCGTTGCGTGGTTCCTCTTAATTATTCGACCAATTTGGCAGTAGGTGTAGAGGTATTCGGAGTAGGCGATGTCTGCGAAGATGGACCGAGCCAGCACCAGTTCTTGGGTCTTGACTTCGCTCAAGATGTCGTCCGGGCTGACTCCGACAACCTCTGCGGTATAGCCGAGGATGGTGCGTGAGATTAGGTCCATGCTGGGTCTTTTATGTTTAAGGGTTTATGGTTTTGTCTATAATTTGATTCGGAATATCAAACCAACCATAATCGTCCATTATGCTTAAAAAATACCAGCCAATAATAGTAATAATTAAGGCTATGGTAATTACAAACCATAAAAGGTATAACACAAAAGCCGTTATAAATAAGATTATTTGGTTCATTTTGTTTGGCCTAAAGCATTGATTCGATTAAGTTTATTCTCTCTCCTATCCACCGCATCACCGGCACGGCCATTGAGTTACCGCAGGCCTTGTATCTTGGCCCATCGGGGCATTGGTCGGCAGGTTTGTTTCGGTATGGAATCTTTGTCCATTCATCCGGGAATCCCTGCAAGCGTTCGCATTCCTTGGGGGTCAGCCTTCGGATAGCCATTGAGTGCATAACCCCACCCGTTGTTGATGCGTTGATACGGGTGCTTACGGTTTGAAAAGTATCTCCGGTAATGCAATAATTGTAAAAGTCCAATCCAACAACCTGCAACACGGCTCCAAAATTATCCTTATCTGGCATCCGTTGTGCGCCATTCGCATTCTGCTTGGTTAAGGTTCCTGCGACTTGGCCTCCATCCCACCAACTGCCTGCCTCTCTAACGCTTCCTTCAGCATCGGAGGCAACTTCTTTCCTCTTTTTTCTGCTCGATTTAGTATTCCCTTGCAGGCTTTCGGACTCAAATAGAACCGCTGCGGCAACTCTCCAATCTCCAAGGTAGCCGACAACAAACACTCTTCTGCGTCTTTGTGCCACTCCGAAGTATTGAGCGTCAAGAACTCGATAGGCGAACCCATACCCGATTTCCCCCAACGCCCCAAGGAAGGTTCCAAAATCTTTTCCTCCGTTGGACGACAATACACCGGGGACATTTTCCCACACGACCCACTTGGGACGGAATTTATCAGCGATTGAAAGAAAGGTAAGCATGAGGTTCCCTCGTGGGTCAGCAAGACCTTTGCGAAGTCCGGCAACGGAGAAAGATTGGCATGGGGTTCCGCCCACGAGAAGGTCAATTGGTCGTTCATCTGCGATAGGGTTTTGGTTGATGGTTGTCATATCTCCCAAGTTAGGAACCGCTGGGAATCGGTGTTTTAATACCTCGGAGGGAAACTGCTCGATTTCGGAGAACCATTGCGGTTCCCATCCAAGGTCGTGCCAAGCGACTGAGGCTGCCTCAATGCCTGAACAAACGGATCCGTACTTCATTAGAACGGGTTAGGGGGTAGAGGCATCCAATGGCTGACTTCGATTAGGAACCAAGTTTGATGCTCGTAGTACCAACGGCCATCCCCAAGCCATGCGTAGGCCTGATTGCGGTCGGTGGTAAAAATCAGGACTGGCTCGTAAGGTGTCGGCATCCGGTCCAAGCATTTAATCCATTCCATGTCAGGCGTTTTTGGCTTGAAGGATTCGACCGAGCAGGGTCCAGTTGACGGACCAAGCCTTGATGGTTTCGGATTTGTCGGGTCTGTTGCAGTTGACGCACTCCTTACGGATGTGCAGTTGCCAGCGTCGGAAATCGATAGGTGTGGTTTTCATGGGTTTGGGGTTTATCATTACAAAGACTGCAACTCCGACTTGACATTATTCCAAAATTCAAGTGCCTCATCTTTTTGTGCTTCATACCAATACTGGTGAGTTGCTCCACAATCATCCCAATCAGCATGGTTTGGGTCTAATGGTCTTGCGCTTAGTATTTCTTCAACCGCTATCAAAGCACATTGAATAGCTATATTATCCTTACACATTGCTAGTGGTGCATCTTTACGAGATAGTGCGTATCTAAACGTTGCAAATAAATGTATTGCTTTTTCTTTTGGTGTCATGGTTTTCATGGGTTTGGGGTTTGGTTGGTAAGTTTATAGGCTGACGCTGGGGGAGTTTGGTCAGCGTGTAGGCTGACGATTATACCCGAATGCGTATAAATTTTGGGTTTTTCTATAAATTATATCCGATTGGGTATAGTTTCAAACAACCGATACCTCCCACAGGTATCGGTCAGGGTCTTGACTTGCGGTCCGAATCCGTTGCTACGGGATAAAACGTACTCGCAGGCGTTACCCTTGGCCCGGACCTCAATCACCCTCCAAGGGCGGTCGTTGGTGCAAGCGGTCAGCAGGAGCAGTAGCAGGTATCGCATGAGGCAAATATACACACCTATTACACACTTGCAACCACTCGCTGAAAATCCTCAATGCTCCTGATTACCTCGTACCTGTACCCTGCCTCTTGAACCACCCCCTGCCACCACTTCTGCGAGAGGGACTGCTTCCCTTTCTCGGCTTTGAACTCAAGCATCACCGCACCGGTTGGCGAGAGCCATATCATGTCGCTGACCCCTGCGACCACGCCCATGGCCTTCATCACGCTGCCGGCATAGGCATTCGGTGCGTTGTTGTTGACGGTGAATAATCGTCCACGCTGGTCGGGAAAGTTGTTCCAGTGCCACTGGAAGCATTCGGCTTGAAGTTTAAATTCTTGCATGAACTTACTTTAGGATTGGAAAACGGTCTTTATTGTGGAAGGCC